TCTGTCGAAAGTAGCTCAAACATCGCATGTTTTTCGATGTCGCGCTCGATGATCAGGCAGTTCTGGAGTGCTTTCATTGTTGTCATTTTTTGGCTTTCTTGGCTGTTTTGGCCGATTCTTTGAACGCCTTGGCGGTGGGTGCGCCCTTGTCACCGGGCTGGCGCATCTTTTCTTTGCTGCCTGCTGCGATGCGCTCGCGTTTGGCGTGAATATTGGCATAAAGTCCGGGTTTGGTAGCCATTATGATCCCATCCATCCACTTGAAAATGTCCCGCGCTCTGCAACTACACGGCGTTCTACGCGGGGATTGTACTCCCGCGAGGCCACAGGATAGGCGAACGTCAGCGCAATAGCGTCCGCAGCATCTGGGGAGGCTACACCCCGTGCTTTCATGTCTTTTTTCGACTCCAAGAAGATCGAGCCCTTGGAGTCTGGCTTCATCATAGGCGAGATCAGGTCGGTTTTCAAGAACCTGTCGGTTGGGATGCTCGCTGACTTGAGCCAGTCGCGCATTTTCCCCCACATCTCCGCGCGTTTGTTGCCGTACATGGCGGGGTTGGCCGACTTCCAGCCGAAGTTGACGCCCTTGATCTTGTAGCGCTGCTCTTTTAGCCGGTCCACGACCCCCGCGCCCAGCCCGCCCTCGTCAATGAACACCATCGCAGGCTTGAACTCCTCAATCGCTTCGATGATGTGCCCCACCACGGTCATGGTGTCGTCGCCTCGGTGCCGAATGATGCGTGTGATGTCCCGCCCCTGCCGCACCGCAATGACTGTCGCGTCTGCCCCGAACCGCGCCGGGTCTACGCCGATCACGATGGGCGCAGATGGGTCTTTGTACGGCTGGCGCTTCATTGCGTCGTCCACCACCATGTTGGAGATGAACTGATCGTCGCCCGCGTTCGGGAACTTGCCGTACACCTCAACGTGCGCCTGTGATGAGTCTGGCCCGTATTCGTCGATGATCTGCTGATACACCTGCTTGTCGGTGCCCTCGACTGTGCGTGCATCCACGGTCTTGGTCGCCCAGAAGTCGCGTTTGCTGTGGAACGTCTCGTAGAAGTACCCGCTGTTGCGACGCGGGTTACTGAACGCCAGCCAGAACCGGTTGGGTGTGTTCTCCGTAAAAAAGCCTGCTGTCACCGCCCAGATCGCATCCGCAATACCCGATGCTTCATCAAAGATCACCATCACACCGTCGAAGTTGTGAACACCCGCGTACGCGTCAGGGTTCTCCTCCGACCACAGCCGCCCTTCAACGCCCCAGTAACGTGTGCCCTTCTTCAGATCGCGCTCGACCAGCTCCGTCAGCCACTTGGCTGGCATCAGCCTAGTTGCACTGACCTCGAACCAGTGCGAGTTGAGCGACATCGCCAGCCACTTGGTGATCTCGGCCCATGTGATGCTTCGCAGTTGGCTTTCCGAGTTAGCTGACACGATGGTGGTCGAGCCGATCCGCGTGGACAGCATCCAGATCACGATCCATGACACCAACGCCGACTTGCCGATACCACGGCCTGAGCTGACCGCGTGCCGTAGTGTGTCGAAGTCCACCTTGCCGTTGTTCTGCCTAATGTGGTCCGCGATAAGCGTGAGCACCTCGCGCTGCCATTTGCGTGGGCCCGAGAAGTGTTCCAGTGGCGTGCCCGGTTGCCCCCACGGGAATGTGTACAGCACGAACGCCAGTGGGTTGTCTTTGATCTGCGGCGCCCATAGCCGCGCCATGAGCTCTTGTTCGTCTTCAGCCGAGTAGATGGTGGTTTGCATTAGGCGCTTTGCTTGTGTGGTGCCAGTCTGGCTTGCAGAGGTTCGCTGGGCGTAACGTCGATGACCTCTTGCGCCCGCTTGGCTGCTTCGGCCAGTGCGCCTGTGATCGAGATGCGCTGCTCGACATCGACCGTGATGGCCTGCTTGGCGACCCAGCCGTGTTGGTGCTTCAAGATTTCCAGCGCCGCCTTGGCGTCGCCGTCCTTGGCTGCGTTGTGCAAAACAGTCGAGAGCTCGAGCTCGCCATCGGCTTTGCCTTTTTGCGCTGCCATCTCTGCGATGGGGTCCAGCACACACAACTGTCTGTACTCGGCGGGGAGCATTCCGGCAGCAAGCGCTAAGGTGTCGCCTTTGAGCCCGAGCTTGGCTGCGTCATAGATGCGATTGAGCGTGGCCTCCGTGGCCTTCACTTCGCGGATGGTGAGTGGTAATGATCTCATTCGTGTGAGCCGCTGTTGATTGCGTGAGTGCATTGTAGGCACTTTGCTGTAAGGAGTGTGTTTACATGTTTTTGTGAATAAAAAAAAAGTTTTTGCAAGCCCTCCGTTTTTGCTTGGCCCTGTCGCTCGGCCCTACCCCCTCCCCCTCTGCAAAATGCACAATGTCAGTGAGCGCTAACTAACATGCCGGGTTGTTGGCTATGTGGGCAATGTTGGCTATCGGTTTTCAACCGGCCGCCGCTTCGCATGATGTGGGCAATGTTGGCTATGCGTTTTCACATGCACGCCGCTTTAAATTGCATGCGCTATGCATGGTACTGTATGCATATACACCACTGTATAAACTGTAGTTTGTTGGCAATGTTGGCTATGCGTTTTCACATGCACGCCGCTTCGCGTGCTGGCGGTTTGTGGGCAATGTTGGCTATGTTGGCGGCCGTTTTAAATCGGCGCGCCGCTTCACGGCGCCCGGCCGTATTTCTGTTTGTATTACTTTATTACTACATATTATTAAACTTCAAGTAAGATAAATATATAGCCAACATTGCCAACAAATAGCGCAAAGCCAAGCCCCACATGGCCGCGCACGTAGGCAACCCCACGCCAACCGATAGCCCACAATTCGCCAACATTGCCCACATTCACTGTTACAAACTGTTACAAATTCTTTTGCACGAACGATTGACAATGCAAGGAAATCTTTTACAATAACCCCATTCTTAACCAACGGAGTACTGTATGAATCGCAACATTTTCACCGACGCAAAGCGTACCGACTGGCGCGACGTGGCGGCGGCCGTGGCCGTTGGCCTAGCGTTGGCCGTGGGCGCGCTGGCGTATTTTGACGTTCTAACTAAGTGAGGCAAACCATGTTTTTTATTCGTGATTGCAATGAAAACGTTGTCGGTAACCCCAAGGGTTATCGGACTATGCGCGGCGCGTTAGCGCAGCAAGATAACCCGCGCGCGCCAGCGTATAAAGCGATTCGCGCCGCGTATGACGCCCGCGCCGCTATGTACGAACAAACGTGCATGCCCATGCCATTGCGCCGCTATAACGTTTGCAGTGTTCGCTTAAATGAGGAAATCTAAAATGAAAACACTAGGCTATATCGCATATGAGGGTCCGTCGGTTATTGACGGCCGCCCGATTGTCGTCATTGTCAACAAATTGCAAGGGTCCGCAAACGCTAAAACCGGCGCCGACCTAGTGCAAACGTTTATTATCCGCGCCGACGTGGCGCCGACCGACGCCCTCAAAACCGGCGCCGACGTGAGCATATGCGGCCAATGCGTGCACCGGCCAATATTGGCCCGCGACAATGGCCAAGCCCCATGCTATGTAAACGTCGGCCGTTCGGTCCGGTCCGTGTTCGAAGCATATAAGCGCGGCCGGTATGAAAAAGCCACGCCGGACCAATTGCGCGCCATATTGTCCGGCCGTAAAGTCCGGCTTGGCACATATGGGGATCCGGCCGCCGCGCCCGTGGGCATGTGGCAAACCATAACCGCCGACGCGGCGGGCGTGGTCGGCTATTCGCACCAATGGCAAAGCGCCGATTTTGATCACGCCGCGTGGGCGCCATTGGTTATGGCGTCGGCCGACAATATCGACGAAGCGGCGCAAGCCAATTTGTTCGGTATGCGCGTGTTTCGCGTTTCCGTAGGTGTTGACAAGCAAACCGGCGAAACAACGTGCCCGGCTAGCGCGGAGGGCGGCCGCAAAGCCACATGCGACACGTGCATGCTATGCGGCGGTACGCGCAAAGCAGCCCGCGATATCGTCATCGCCGACCACGCCGTCGGCCATAAACGGCGCGTTATTATGTTAGGGGTCCAAGCATGAAATTCTCAATTGGCGATAACGTCGCATTTTCGCGCGCCGTCGTAAAGCGCTTAGGTTATGACAAATACACGGCCGACGCGCGCGGCCGCATAGTGGAAATTGACGGCCGCGTGGTGGCCGTGGATTTTGGCCGAACGTTCGTTCGCGACGACGGCGCGACGATTCGATATGTACCGGCCGCAAACCTAACCAAAATTTTAGACAATGGGGTAATTTATGAGAAATAAATATGCCCGCATGCGCGGAAATCACGATATCGACGACGCAATTTATCACGCGGAATCGCAATGGCTGGCGCGCTTCGCCGACGCCGTGCAAGCGATTGACGCCAAGCACGCGGGCCGGATCGAATGGCCCGCCGCGAAACACTACTATTTCCAAGGCTTGGCCGTTGACACGGCCGCCAAGCAATACACGGACAACCGAAAATGAAAGAATTCTACCAATGGTTGATTGAATTGGCCGACGCCACCGACGGCGCGCCGATTGACATGCCAACCGCCGAACACTATTTTTTAACCGGCCGCAGTGTGGCCGACTACTTGAGGGACCATGCCAATGATTGACTACATGCAATTGCCCGCAGCCGACGCCGAACGGCTATGTTATGCGGAGGGTTTCGAAAACGCGGCCAAGCTATTCGCCCGTGTCGCTGATTTGCAGCACGCGCTTGGCGTAGCTACTGCGGAAATTGAAACACTTAAGAACACGGCCGCCGATTTAAAAATCAAAACGATTGAATGTGAGATTTTAGAATCGGAATTAACCGCAGCGGAAAACAAAAACGCGGCCATGTATAAGGGCATTACCCGCGCATGCGACGTTATTCTTATGCACCCAATGTCTGCAAAACTCATTTTGGACACTGTTTTATGAATCATACCGAAGCGGAATATATCAGCGAGGGCGCGC